CCTTTCCGCGCGCGCCGGGGTCGTAACGCAACATGGCGACGTCCACAGAGCGCGTTCGCAAGCACCGCGCAGCCAATGGTGCCGCCGTTCCGCAGTTGGCCGAACTGCTCGAGAACGCGGACAATCTGCCGGACCCCCCACGGCGCGAGTTGCTGCTGAAAGCGCTCGGAGTTGTCGCCCTGGAGGGCAACGTGCCGGCGATCCGACTGCTACTCGAGGAGTATCGACGCGATGGCGACAGCAACGAGGAGTCCGGCTCGGCAGTCGATGAACTTGCCCGACGACGAGCTGGGTAGGTTCGCGGCGTTCTGCTCCGAGTTGACGCTCGAGAACGGCGAGTCGATGAAATTGCACGACTTCCAGCGCGCGATGCTCTCCGATTACTTCGCCGGGGTCGTCGAGACGCTGATTCTGATCTCGAAGAAGAACGGGAAGACGACGCTGATGGCGGCGCTCGCGCTGTACCACCTCGTCGTGACGAAGGACGCTGAGTGCGTGATCGCGGCGGCGTCGCGCGACCAGGCGGCGATCGTTTTGCGACAGGCGCGAGGGTTTATCCGCCGTTCGGAGCCTCTCCAGCGGCTGATGAAGATGCAAAAGCGCGAGATCAACAGCCTCGTCGACGAGGGACGGATCCGGGTGCTCGCCTCGGACGAGGACACGGCTGACGGTGTGATCCCGACGCTCGCGATCGTTGACGAGCTCCACCGGCACAAGACGTCGGCGCTTTACGGCGTGTTCCGGGACGGTTTGGGGCCGCGGAACGGCCGGATGTTGACGATTTCGACGGCCGGCGATGACCCGGAGTCACCGCTCGGCCAGATGCGCGCGGCCGCCCATGCCCTCCCAGGATTGAAACGCGACGGCGCCTACCGCTACGTGTGCGCGAACGACTTCGCGATGCACGAGTGGGCGCTGGCGGAGACGGATGACCGCGCCGACATGGACGTCGTGAAGCTGGCGAACCCGGCGCCGTGGCAGACGAAGCAGGATCTCGAGCGGCGCCACTCCAGCCCGTCGATGAAGCCGTGGCAGTGGGCGCGATTCGCGTGCGGCGTCTGGATGTACGGCGAGGTGGGGGCGTTCTCGGCGGACGAGTGGAGTGCTTGCGAGGACCCGCTGGCCGAGATCCCCGAAGCCGCAACCGGCGTCTACGTCGGGGTGGATCTCGGCTGGCGGTGGGATACGACGGCGATCGTTCCGATCTGGCGCGACGAGGACGGGAAGTTCGTGGTCGGGCCCGTGTCGATCATCGTCCCGCCGCGCGACCATTCTGCGACCGACGCGGCGGTGATCTTCGACGCTTGCGAGGAGTTGACGGAGCAGTTCACGCATCCGATGTTCGTGATCGACCCGGAGGCCGACGGTGAGCAGTTGGCGCAGCGCCTCGACGCCGAGCTCGAGTGCGAAGTGGTCGAGCATTCGCAGAAGCCGACACCGATGGCACTTGCCGCGCAGCGTCTGTCGGAGGCGATCGCGTCGAAGAGGATCCGGCACCCTGGAAACCGCGAGCTGACAACGCACATCCTGGCCGCTGCGCCGAAGCCGGTCGGGGAAGGATGGAGGCTCGTGAAGCCGAAACGCTCGAACGCCGTGATCGACGGTGCCGTGGCGCTGGCGATGGCGATCTCTGTCGCGAGCGCCGAACCGGAGCCCGTCTGGGAGCCGATGGCGGCGACCGCATGAAGATCGGCCCGCTGAACATCGTCAACTCGAGGCGCAACGGGACGCGCGCCGACCCTGCGCTCTCGTTCCAGAACTGGGTCGACATGCTCAGCTACAACGGCCACCTCTACCAGCTCGGCATGTCGCAGACCTTGCGCGGCGACGAGGAGGAGATCGGCCGGGACTTCACGGGGTTCGTCCAGAGCGCCTATCAGTCGAACGGGATCGTGTTCGCCTGCGTAGTCGCCCGGATGCTGCTGTTCTCGGAGGCGCGCTTCCAGTTCCGCCAGTTGAAGAACGGCCGGCCGGGCGCCCTGTTCGGGACGGCGGCACTCGCGAAGCTCGAGACGCCGTGGGATGGCGGGACGACCGGCGACCTTCTGAGCCGGATGGAGCAGGACGTCTCCCTGGCGGGCAACTTCTTCGGGCTCGTCGGCCTCGGCATCACGAGATTGCGGCCGGACTGGATCGACATCATGCTCGGCTCGAAGATGGATAACGCCGTCTGGGATCCGGCGGCGAAGGTCGTCGCCTACGTCTACACCCCTGGCGGCCGGAACTCCGGCGAGGAGCCGATCGTCTACTTACCCGAGAACGTCGTCCACTACGCCCCGATCCCCGACCCGATCACACGCTTCCGCGGCATGTCGTGGCTCCAGCCGATCCTCGACGAGGTGCAGGCCGACAACGCCGCGACCCGGTTCAAGAGCCGCTTCTTCAACGCCGGCGGGACGCCGAACATCCTGGTCGAGTTCGACAAGGAAGTCGTGAAGACCGTCGTCGACTTCGACGCGTGGGTGGGGAAGATCAAGGAGCAGCTCGGCGACCAGGCGAACCAGCACCGGGCGCTGTTCCTCGCCGGCGGGACGAAGGGAACGGTTGTCGGGGCGAACCTCCAGGAGATCGAGTTCAAGACGACGCAGGGCGCCGGCGAGACACGGATCGCGCTCGCCGCACGAGTTCCGGCGGTCATCCTCGGAATCTCCGAAGGCTTGCAGGGGTCGTCGCTGAATCAGGGCAATTACGAGATGGCGATGCGGCAGTTCGTCGACCTCACCATGCGCCCCCTGTGGCGCAACGCGGCCGGGTCGCTCGCGAAGGCGATCCAGGTGCCTGGCGGCTCCGAGCTCTGGTACGACGACCGCGACATCCCCGCGCTGCACGCGAACGCGCGCGACGCGGCGGAGATCGACCAGATCAAGGCGGCGACGATCCACACGCTGATCACGGCCGGGTTCAAGCCCGACGATGTGATCGCGGCCGTCAACGCCGAGTGGACGAAGCTCGCACACACGGGCCTGCTGTCGGTGCAATTGACGCCGATGGGGTCGGTCGGGGAGGGCAAGGGGTCGCTCGTCAGCGGCACGCCCGTCCCGACGAACGGCTCGAACCAACCCTAGGAGGAGACCGATGACGGAATCAGCCAGCCCGCTAGGGGAGGATCTCGTGCGGGCTCGACAGGAAGTCGTAACCGCCGCCGAGCACGGCGACGAGCTGGCCTTCGCGGCGCTCGCGCAGAGGATCGGCTCGCTCGAGGAGGCTCAGCGACTCGTGCGGAGCAAGGCGTTCGTCCGCATGGCCGGCCGCGGCGTCGTCCGCAAGCTCACGATCCGTGAGGTGTCGGCCGAGCGCGACGTAGGCGATTCCGAAGGGCCGACGCTCCACGGCCACTTCGCGGTCTTCAACGAGTGGACGGAGATCGACTCGATGTTCGAGGGTCACTTCCTGGAGCGGATCGCGCCGGGTGCGTTCAGGAAGTCGTTCGAGATCCTGACGCCGAAGGTGACGTTCCAGCATGGCCAGGATCCGTTCCTCGGCGACAAGGTGCTGGGCAAGATCACTCGGCTCGAGGAGGACGAGATCGGGGCGGATTACGAAGTGGGCCTGTTCCGTGGTCTGCCCGATCTCCTGATGGAGGGGCTGCGCGCCGACGAGTACGGCGCTTCCTTCCGGTTTCGGGTGATGCGCGAGCTATTCGACGAGACGCCGGACGACTCCGAGCACAACCCCCACGGTTTGCCCGAGCGGACGCTGAAGGAAGCGCAAGTTCCGGAGTTCGGGCCAGTGACCTATCCCGCCTACCCCGCCGCGACGGCGGGCGTACGAAGCGCCGACGGCGAGCGCGAGATCGCCGACGCACCCTCTGACGACGACGCAGCCGTAGATGAGCACCCTGGGGATGCCCAGCGCAGCTCGGAGAACGGCACCTCATCCGCGGAGCGCAGCGAAAACCTGACGTGGCCGAGGGTCACAGATGAGGAGTGGGACCAGCTATGGATCCCCAAGACCTGAACGAGCTTCGCTCCGAAGAGGAGCTGCTCAACTACCAGAACGACGTCAAGGGCCGCAAGGCGGAGCTCGACCAAGAGTTCCAGGGGCTGCCCTTGCCGGATGAGCTTCGCGACGAGTTCGCGGGGCTGATCAAGACCGACCGTGAGATCGACGCCCGCGTCAAGGAACTCTCGATGCGGCGCGCCGAGCTCGAGGCGGACGCGCAGGACCCGAAGAAGCTGGAGCGCGTGGCGGACACGTTTCGCGCGCCGGAGTCGTCCCGGAAAGAGCGGGACATCTACGACCTGAACTCGATCCGCATGAACCCGATGGACCCGGAGGCGACTCGGCACGAGTACACCGACCGGGCGATGCGGGCGATCGAGCTGGCGCAGTTCCCGGGTCTCAACGACCCGAAGATGCGCGGCAGGGTCAATCGCGAAGACATCCAGGGTCATCTCGAGCGGCTGATGCACTCCACGCAGGAGTCGCGGCCGGGTGAGTTCGCCGACCATCTCCTGCGGACGGGCAGCCCGGTCTACCGGGCGGCGTTCGGCAAGTCGCTGGCGCGGGTGCCGCTCTCGAACGAAGAGCAGCGAGCCCTCGGCCTCGGCGCAACGGTCGGCGGCCAGGCGGTTCCGTTCACGCTCGACCCGACGGTCATCCCGACGTCGAACAGTGTGGTCAACCCGGCGCGCGCGATTGCGCGGGTCGAGTCGATCACGGGGTCGAACACCTGGAACGGCATCTCGTCGGGTGCGATCACCGCGACGAGGATCGCAGAGGCCGGCGTGGCGACGGACAACTCGCCGACGATGGCCGCCCCGACCCTGACGGTGACGAAGGCGCACGCTTTCGTACCGTTCTCGGTCGAGATCGAGGAGGACTGGACGAGCATCGGAAGCGAGCTCGCCCGGCTCTTCCAGGACGCCAAGGACGACGACGAAGGCACCCAGTTCGTGACGGGTGCCGGTACGACGGTGTTCCCGCAGGGCTTCGTGACCGGCACGACCAACACGGTCGCTGCCGCAACGGGCCTGACGATCACCGCCGCCAACGTCCGCGCACTCGAGGCTGCTCTGCCTCCCCGCTTCCGCGGGAATGAGCAGTTCGTCGCGAACCGCGGCATCTATAACGCAGTCGCCGGCATCGACACCGCCGGCGGTGCGGCTCTCTGGCTGTACCTCGCCCAGGGGCTGAACACGCAGTCGCCGACTCCCGGAAACACGGGCGCGGTGCTGCTGGGCCGTGGCGCATGGGAAGCCTCGGCGATGCAGGCAACGATCGTCAACGCGACCAAGATCATGGTCATCGGTGACTTCTCGTATTTCCTGATCGTCGACCGGATCGGCCTCCACATGGAGCTGATCCCGACGCTGTTCGGCGCCTCGCAGGGCAACCTGCCGGTCGGCCAGCGCGCGTACTACTGCTGGTGGAGGAACAGCTCGAAAGTTCTCTCCGCCTCAGCGTTCGTCGCACTTACCGGAACGACCTAGTCCTTCCGGCTACCGAGGGGCGGGCTTCGGCTCGCCCCTCACCCTTTTACGAAAGGAGCGAGA